AGGCTGTTAATGGGTCGGTCAAGGTATTCTCCCGTAGTTACATGAGTGCAAAACGTCATTACATTTTATGTTCTCTAATCGCTATGTAATGACAAGTCTGAACCGATGTAAACCCCGTTTATGTCATTACATAAGCCCTATTCCGGCCATAAATGCCCAAAAACCGCGTAACCATGGGCAGAGCGTGGGCATTTTAACCCATTGAAATCATTGCGCTATTTAAGACATGCCCAAAACGATGCTTCCTTGTGGGCAGGTATTTGCCTTTAATATCAATGGCTTAGACGCAAATGCCCAAAAATGGGGGAAAAATGGATGGACATGCTATTACAGTGTAATGACGGACACACATATACTCACACGTAATGACACGAGATGTTTACGAGGTATGTATTATTCCTGAACATTTGGGCCACCCCCCTCTCTCTCTCATCTCTTCTTTGAAAAAATGTATATATAAGAGGGGTTTAAGCGTACTTACAGGGTGGCCCATTGCCTGTCCTTTGCCCGTCCACGGGGATTTTGTTTTGGGCCACCCCGTAATGACGCTTGCACCATCGCAAAACTAATGCCAATATTCAGAGGCGCGGCTAGGTTATGCAGACCAAACATCGGAAACTCCCCCGACCGCCGCGCGCATTCTCAGGGATCAGTGATAGGAGATCACACAATGACACATCAAGACACACCCACACTCTGGGCAGACATGACGCCGGAGGAAAAGGGCGCGCTGTTGCTGGCGAAATATGAGGGAAAGGTTATCCAGAGGTCTTATGTCGGTGCATGGGAAACAGTTGATGCACCGTTTTTCCACGGCTCAGCCTACCGCATCAAGCCGGAACTAAAGCGCGAAACGGTGACGATGAATGGGTGCCATATAGAATCTTGGACCTTCGGATCAGAATTTTTAATTGATCGAGACACCCACCGCATCACATTCGAGACCATCGACGGCGAGCCTGACTGCGCCACGATCCGCATGGAGCGCCTGACATGATCAACAAAATTTCAACAGTGAACCGCTGGCACGCAAACCCCGATCCCCGCCTGCGCAATGGCGGTGACACCATCGACGCGCACCAACCGCGCGTTGCCACCCTGTGCCACTCCCTTGCCGCGCATATGGGGTACCCGCTGATCGGCAACGACCTGCTACTTGCAGCCCGCAACCACGACGAGGCCGAGCGGGTTCTTGGCGATATGCCAGCGCCAGCCAAGGCGCGGTTCCCAGAGCTTGCAGAGGCGTATGCAATCGCAGAGCGGGAAGTCCTGCGGGGCATGGGTCTGGATTGGACGATCACGGCCAAGGAAGAACAAATGCTGCACCTGTGTGATAAGCTGGATGCATATATTTTCGCCGTGTCGCGCGGCGTCACCGGGCAGGAGTGGGACGAGGCACGCGCGCTGATTAACGTGATGTCGGATAAGTTCAAGGCACGGGACTGGGTGCAGGCGCAGATGGGGGCAAACCAATGACGCACCACACAGACACGCTAGGCCGCGCGCCGATCATGCGCCATGTGCATCCACAGGCCGCGCCGGAATTGCAGCCGTGCGATGACTGGCGCATGGACATGAGGATAGCCAAACCACCAGCACCGCGACCACAGTGCCAGCTTATCCTACCGATATCGCAGCGCATGTACACACCAACAAGTCCAGCGGGCGATATCAACAAAGCGCGCAGGGCGCTGTCCCTATTCTGCCAGCATAACAGCGTGCGCAAGATAGATATTTGCAACATACAGGACCGCAGCCCAAGAATGTCCAGAGTGCGCGGCGATTGCCTGCTGTTTATGCGGGATCAATCAAATTGCGGGCCTTCGATGCTGTCTGAAATCACGGGGATACGCCGCGACACAATCGGAAAGGCGATCCAGTACGCGCAAGTGAGGGCATCGAGATGACATACGAAGAAATGCGCGCGGCTCAATTCGAGATATGCCGCGCATGGCTGCAAACATACGCGGATCAAGGCCTATGGATCAACGAAGCGGCCCGCCGTTCTGGCGTTGCTCAATCGACAATCTGCCGAATGGCGAAGGCCTGCGGCGTTAAGTTCGAAGCCAAGCCGCCAAAGAAGCCCACCAAAGCGGCGCTGCGCAAAATGGAGGCAAACCTTAAAACGCAGTTGAGCCATCACACCAATCGGCTCTTGAGCGCGGGCTATAAGCCGGAAGCGGCAAAGATGGAGGCTTTTCGGATGGTGAAGGCGAATATTGAGCAGGGATCGCGGGTATGAATTGGCGCATTGACACCACAGCCAAACCAGTGGCATGATGACCTTGTTCCTCCTTGTTGTCTCCCAACTTAGCCCCGCGCCGTAAAAAGCGCGGGGCTTTTTTGTTTGCGTTGCAAGCATTGGCGCAGTGTGGTACTTACGGACCGGACACAGGACATAAAGGGCGGGGCTGACATGAAAAGCAAAAATACGCCAGAAACAATAGACCACATCCTTGATAGAATTTCAGAGGGTGAAAGCATTGTGAAGATTTGCGGGCTGGATCGGGCTGATTCCATGCCTTCCGCCGTGCTTTGGTATCGGTGGCTAGATGAAGATGCTGAACTTGTTAAGAGATACGCGCGCGCGTGCGAAGCAAGAGCCGAGCAAATCTTTGAGGAGATCCTCGACATTTCAGACGATGGCGCGCTGGACTTGGTTGCGAATGAGGACGGCAGTGAACGGCTCAACTCCGAGCATATCCAGCGCTCGCGTCTCCGGGTTGATAGCCGCAAGTGGATGCTGTCCAAGCTCCAGCCAAAGAAGTACGGCGACAAGCTGGACCTGAACCACGAGAGTGCAGGCGGAACAATGACGCCTCATGTGATCGAGCGCGTGATTGTAATGCCTGATAAAAAATGAGCGCAAAGCTTAAACTCCGCATTCCAACGGCGGGTGTGTTTGCGCCCCTGCTAGAGCCGTCGCGGTATAAGGCCGCATGGGGTGGCCGTGGGTCAGGTAAATCACACTTTTTCGGCGGGCTGATGATCGAGGACCACCTACGCAATCCCGGCATGAGGTCTGTTTGCATTCGCGAGGTGCAAAAGTCCCTAAAGCAATCTGCAAAGCGACTGGTGGAGGATAAGATTGAGGCGTTCGGGCTTGGCGAGCGTGAAGGGTTCAAGGTTTACCGCGAGGTGATCGAGACGCCCGGTGATGGCCTTATCACATTTACAGGGATGCAAGACCACACGGCGGACAGCGTGAAGTCGCTTGAGGGCTTTGATCGTGCGTGGGTGGAAGAGGCGCAGGCCTTGTCTGATCGGTCTATGACGCTACTGCGCCCGACAATCCGCAAGGACGGCAGCGAACTTTGGTTTAGCTGGAATCCACAGCGTGCCAAAGACCCAGTTGATATGCTGTTGCGCGGGCTTAACCTACCGACGGGCGCAACCGTGGTGCGGGCGAACTGGTCTGATAATCCGTGGCTGCCCAAGGTGCTGGAACACGAGCGCACGGACTGCCTCAACGCCACGCCGGAGCGTTACGGGCATATCTGGGAGGGCGAGTACGCCACGGTTCTAGAGGGCGCTTACTTCTCGCGGCACCTAACAGACGCGCAACTACAGGGCCGCATTGGCTTTGTGACCGCTGATCCATTGCTAAAGAAATATGCAATCTTTGACATTGGCGGCACATCTCGCAAATCAGACGCAACCGCAATCTGGATCGTGCAGTTCGTCGGCACCGAGGTCAGATGCTTGGATTACTACGAGGCTGTGGGCCAGCCGTTTGACGCTCATGTGAATTGGCTGCGGGCTAACGGATGCGCGGAGGCTGTCTGTGTGCTACCGCACGATGGCAGGAAGCACGACACGGTGCACGCGGTTACGCCAGACGGTTATCTGCGTCAGGCGGGCTTTACATGCGATGTGGTCAAGAACCAAGGCGCGGGCGCGGCGTTGCTTCGCATTGAGGCCGTGCGCCAGATGTTTCCGGCGGTTCGGTTTAACGAGGATACAACGGCGGGCGGACGCGAGGCGCTGGGCTGGTACCACGAAAAGCGCGACGAGGTGCGGAGCATTGGCTTGGGGCCGGATCACGACTGGTCAAGTCACTGTGCTGACGCGTTTGGACTGGTGGCGGTGTATCGCAACATGGTGCAGGTATCGTCGGGCCGAAAGCCACTGCGCCGGAACATCCAAGGTATAGCATAAGCCTCGCGCATGTGTTATGTTTGCCACAAAAGGAGTATTTATGGCACAGTTTCTCGACTTCATGGATATGATTAACGGTGGCGGCGCTGGTGCAAGCGGAAACAAGTTCGAGGGCGGCGGGATATTGTCCAGCATTGCCAACTCGCTGTTTTCGCCGCGCGGCTCGCTCAATCGCATATCTCCGCAGGCTCGACCGCAAGGCATGGGCCAGCCCATGATGCAGCCGATGAT